CCGACAGTCCGGCCCGCAGGGCGCGAACAAAGTTGCGAATCTCTTCAATGCTCATGGTAGTTCTCCTTGGCTTTCCGTTTCGCCCTTTGGGCTCATCAGCACCAGCCTACTGGTGGACGGTGGCCGGGTTTCCCCGGCCTCGGATCAGGACATCGACTCGATCGCAGTCCTAGCATCAGCCCATGCGGTCTCATCGCGATCCACCATGGCCTTCCAGATTGCTCCGCGCACCGGCTCGAGCGTATCGAGGATTTCCTTCACCTTGACATCGTCGCGGACCATGCTGACAAAGCAGTCCTCGCCGCGATCCTCACCGGGGATTGACCAAATCCCTCGTACGGTTCGAGTCTTGAAGTTCACCACGATTGCCCTGCGGCAATCGGGATAGTATTGGCTTCGGATCTCATCCCACGCGAACGCTCCTCGGGTCGCACGAATGTCGATCAAATGCTCCACCTCGGTATTGGGCTTCGCGGCAGTAAATCTAATGTTCATCTTTGTACTCCTCGTCGGTGGTGCCGACGGGGATATATTACGGCACGGTTTATATGGGTGCAAGGTTTCGGCGAAAATAGTGCCGATTTATTTTCAGGCCAGATCGGGGGGAGCGCCGGCGCGATCGGGGGGAGCTGGTGACTTATCGGGGGGAGCAGATCGTTTTGTCGACCCCAACAAAACGATCAGACGTTCGATATCGATCGATCATCAGACCGAATCCATGCCTCCTTGCACGTCCTCGAGCAGAACCACTTGCGCCGGATGTTGAGCGCCTCGGCCACCCAGTCCGTCACCGGGTAGATCCCCGCGCCGCAATGCCGGCACCGCTGGTGCGTGTCGGTAACCAACCGGAGCCGCTTCTTGTCCTCCTCCTCGAGGAAGTCGTGGCTTCTCATATCGCGGCGAAGCTCGAGCGCCGGTCGAGGACCGACCACGCGTAGCCCATGGCGTCCACCGCGTCGTCGTGGCTTCCGATCGGGAAGGACAGGATCTCGTCGACGAACCACGCCGGCAGGTCCGGAGCGTGGGAGACCAGCCCTTGCTCGTACCGCGCTTCGAGCGCCCCGAACCGGGTTACCTTGTCCTTGTCCGGTCGCAGGCCCCGTACCGGGAGCTTGGTGCGCCGGAGAAGCTCCTGCACCACCGCCGCCTGGTATTGCACCTGCTCGATGCCGATCGACGCCGGTTGGTGCTTCGCGGCCATGTCCTGGACGAACCGCAGGACGCCGTCGAACGGCGCCCGAATCCGAGCGGCATCGACGACATGGACCACGCCGGCGTCGTCTCGAGTCAGCACCACCGCGGAGGTGTAGTCGGCATCGGTCTTCGTCGAGATCGCGAGGTCGACGCCCATGTACCGCTGGCCGGCGGGGACCGTCGCGGTTCGGAGCCACTCCCGCTTGATCCTTGCGCCCTCGGCATCGACGAACTCGGCAAGATACTCCTGCCGGAATGCGATCGACGGCAAGGAGCGCCGCGCCTCCTCGATCTCGTCGGGGTGAATGTAGGGGTTGCTCGAGGTGGGCATTTGCCACCGTTGCCAATCCGGATCGGCCTCGGCTTGGTCGTACAACACCTTGAAGTAGTTCGAGCCCTTGGGGGTCGAGAAGAACCAGGCGGAGCCACGGTAGTCGGTAAGGGTTGGCCGGATCGCTTGGGTCCATGCCTCCTCGAGGTAGGCCGACATCGCGGCTTCGTCGACGCCGACCCACCCATACTTCCGACCACGGGCCACGGTCGCCGGCTCCCCGAGCGTCCAGTAGTCGATGGCGGTGCCGTTGATCAGCTCGATGCGGGGATACGGGGAGACCACCGCCCTACGGATGATTGGGTGGTAGATCTTGCGCTGGTCGTTGTACGCCTCCTCGAGGAGCCGGTAGGTCGGCGCGAACCACCCGCAACTGAATCCCCGCTCGAGGAGCGGACGAGCCATCAGGATGGCCCCCATTGTCGTTTTGCCGAAGCGTCTCCCACAGGAAACCACGTTCATCCGCTTGGCTTCGTCGAGTATCTGTCTCTGGCCGAGGTGGGGTCGCGGGAGGACCAGCTCGATGTCGGCCATCAGCCCTCGCGCCGATCGATGGCCTGTTGCATGGCGTCGAGGATCGAGACCACCCAAGCGCAGAGCAGGATACCGAGCCCGACCCCGGTCGCCACCCAGAGGATGATTCCCCATGCGGTCATTCGGCCACCTCGGGTTCCCTGTCCTCGAAGCGAACGCGGATCTGGACCGCGCCACCGTCGGCTCCGGTCTGCTCCTGCCGTGCCGACCAGTCCTGCTTCATCTTCCGCTCGAGCCACCACGCGGCGGCTTGCCACGAGTCGTCGGCCGCGGTGCGAACCCTCTGGACCATGGCCAGCTCGGCCTCGGCTTCGGCTTCTTTTACGGCGTCGGCGAAATCAGGGTATCGGCGAATCCAATCCATGATTGTGTTCTGGTCGATCCCTGCGGCCCATGCGGCGGCTCGGCGGGTGTTGCCGGCCCGCAGGACGTCGATCGCCCGCTTGTGCCGGTCTGGGTTGTATTTGGGCGGTCTGGCCATCAGATCGTTTCCTCCTCTTCTTCGCCGTTCCCGAAGAATTCGTCCTGCACGTAGAGCTGAGCCGCTTGGACCATGCCCATGGCGAGGACATGGTCTGCGGTGTTGACGTACCGGGTGTGGCTGGTCATCGCGATGGGATCGGTCGTGTGCAGGATCATGTAGCTGGCGATCCCGTGCCCTCGAGCCTCCTTCGCGATCTCGAGGAACCGCTCGGCGAAGTCGTCGATGTCGCAGATCTGGTTCTCGGTCACTCCAGCTCCTTCTTCCGGTCGAACATCCGGTCGAGCCGTTTATTTACCAGCCGAGCGGTGTCGCGAAACTTCTCGGGGCAGGTTGGGTGCGGGTAGGCCATTTGTTGCTTTATCCTCAACAACGGTATCCCACCGTGCGGGATCGAGATGCCGGGTCGATCCTCCCGCAGGGCCCACGTCTTGCCCTTCCACCAGCGATGCGGATTGGTGCCTTGGTGGACCTTCTGGACTCCGAGCGGATTCACCACCAAGAAGACGACGCAATCGATCGCGCCGGCCTCCCGCCAATGCTCGCATCGATGCCTGATCCACTGGCAGAGGGATGTGAGATCGGGGTTCCCGCGGTGGGGTATTCCCCGCCGCCTCGCGTTGTATTGCTCCCGTTTTTCCGGAGATCGGCGGTAGCCGTACTTCACCATGCGGTCCATTTTGCGCTTGCAGGTGATGCACGTCCGGATCAGGCTGTAGCCGGATCGAGTACGGTTGTTCCTGGTTCGGAACGCCTCGAACGGGCAGAGCTGGCCGCATCGGATGCAGACCCGCGACGTGAAGACAAGGGGCTCTCGCCCCCTGTCGCTGTTTGGATGTCGTCGCATGGATTACTTGATCTGGTCGATCCAATCGCCCGTCTTCATCAGGTCGCGTTGCGCGTCGGCCAGCTTGCGCTCGGCTTCGGCGATGCGGTCGCGGAGTTTGACCCAGTCGCCGTCGCTCTCGTAGTCCATGAGCCGGCGGTTGACGCTGGCGTAGAGCCTGGCCATCGACGCCGTGGTCGCTTGAAGCTCGAACTCGACGGCCTCGAGTTCCTTCTGGATATCCGACAACGTCTTCATTGCGATACCTCCGCTCCGGCTCGATATTGTTGATCCAACTTGAAGCATTGATCGAACAACTCGAGCATCGCCAGCAAGTGTTCTCGACCACACCAAGGCGCCATTCCATCTGTGAAGAAGCTCGCCTTGTTTTCGTTCTTGCGATTCCATTCGAGTTGCCTCAAATGTTCAATGGCGGGATGATGATTGATAACCCCTGCATTTGGATTGAACGCAACATAATCTCTATTGAACAAAAACCACAAACCATTCCGTCGCTCGAAAATATACGGTGTGAACGGACGCATCGCATAAAAATGACGCCGATTGTAAATTCCTCGCCCGAGTTCGCAGTCTTTCCATGTTTCAGAGTATGTCGGAGCCTGCCACTTTCGATTTATCTGCATTGCAGATGACACGGTGTAAAAAGCCATCGGATACAGGGCAACCGAAATTGTTCCCGATTCTGTGTGGAACCCCATTTGTTCGAGTTCCTTCTGAATACCAGCCAACGTCTTCATGCCTCAACCTCCCAGCCTTCCTCGAGGAGCGCCCACAAGATCCACTCCTTGTCTTCCGAAACGTCCCGAACGAAGATCGGGGTGCCGTGCGCGATGATGGTGTAGACGCCGATCTCGTCGTCGTACCAGGCGCTGATCCAGCAATCCTTGGTCCATCGACCATGCCGAACCCGCTTGCCGTCGCGCATGGCTTGCAGGGCTTCCGATCCACTCATTCGACAACCTCCCAATCGTTCGAGCGCCACTGGTGCGCCATGTAGCTGGCGCTCCGACATCGGAGCCGCCATTGATTCGAGCCGGCGAATCGGGGGACTGGTCGCCCGTCCTCGATCCTCTCGACCCAGACGTGGTAACCGGATGGCCAGACGTTGCGCCGAACCTTGTATCCGGCCAACACCGCGGCGAACGCTTCGCGCCCGGTCACTTGGTCTCCCCGATCTTGTCGAGGACGGTCTTGTGGGCGTCGGCCCGAAGCGTCGAGCCGGTGATTGCGAATGTGAGGTACCAGGCGGCCTTGATCAGGTCTTCCCGGCCACCCTTGTCCTTGTACCGAGCGAGATACTTCACGACGTTCCCGAGGGCGAAGTCGAGGCCCCAGTCGTCGATCACCTGAATCGCTTGGATCGATCCCTTGCGGTAGTGTTCGCTCACCGTTGCCACCCGCGGAGCTTTGCCGACTTCTCGAGCCGCTCGTCGTACCGCTCCGCGGCGTCCATCGCGTAGACAACGCCGACCAAGATGATCAACACGGCCAGCGCCGCGTTCCCGAGTCGTTCCCAGTTTCGATTGCTCATGGTGTATCCCTTGTGGAAAGTCCCCGGCCGGAGCCGGGGAACGTCGACGAGATGGTGGCCGCCTATTCGGCGAACTGGTCTTCGATG